GTGCTGAGACACTGACGAACCGTCTCCTGATCCACCGTGAAGAGCAGTTCGCTTCGACATTCTTCTCCGCTGGTGTCTGGACTACGGACGTTACCCCTGCTAACTTGTGGTCGGACTACACCAACTCGACGCCTCTGACTGATGTGACTACTGCACGTCGCACCATGCAGTTGACTTCGGGTGGCTTCAAGCCTAACACGATGATCGTCGGTAAAGAAGTCCGTGACATTCTGGTTAACCACCCAGACATTCTTGCCCGCCTGAACGGTGGTGCAACTGTCACCAACACTGCACTTATCACAGATGCCAAACTGGCTGAAATCTTTGAAGTAGAAAACTTCTACGTCATGGAAGCTGTGAAGAACGGTGCTGTCGAAGGTGCTGCTGAAGCTAACGCCTTCATCGGTGGTAAGAACGCCCTGCTGGTCCACACACCTCGTTCGGCTGGTCTGATGACCCCTGCTGCTGGTATGACCTTCGCATGGAACAACATCCCCGGTGTGAACAACCTCGGTGTGACTGTTGAGAGCTTCTCGGACGATGCTCTGAAGCGTCAGCAAGTTGCTGAGCACATCCAAGTTAAAATGTCCTACGACATGAAAGTTGTCGGTGCTGACTTGGGTTACTTCTTCGAAGACGTCGTAGCCTAATAGCTGCCACATACTAATGGGGAACCCTGAGCTTAGACTTGGGGTTCCACCCAACATATAAAAGAACATAACAGTATTCATAATATAATGGAGAGTCGTATGCACCCTACATATTTGGGTTGGCAAGTGGATTGGCCCTTGTTCATCAAGTTACCTGTAACCTCTGACGGTAAAGATTGGAAACGTGGAGAGTATTACAACTGGCTTGAACGTGGTATCCCGCAAGATAAAGTAGCTATCCTCTATGCTATAGGCCACTTGTACCACAATAAAGAATTAGAAGTCCAGAACAAAGTTGGCGATAGGCTACATGAGTTGGACGGTAAACAGCTAGACACTCTGGTGAACCTGCTTAACGCAGAGGTTAAGAAACGTACAACCAGTACGTCAGAGTTTGATAGCAAGAAGTGTAAGAAGTCTAAGATTGACGACAAGCAACGTGGTCTTATTCGTCGTTTCCTGAACAGCAATAGCTGGATTACAGAAGACTTCTACACTATTCGAGATAAAATTACATCGGACTAATGAATTGGAGACGACTATATGTCTTGGAGTTACGATCCTACAGACTTGGATAACAACACGGCTTCTGGTCGTCTCAACACTGTACGTCTTCTTGTCGGTGACACTGACACACTAGACCAGCAGGTACAGAACGAAGAGATTACCTTCGGCCTATCTGAGAATGGTGACAGTACCTATTTCGCTGGGGCATGGGTTGCCCGTGCTATTGCATCTAAGTATTCCCGTAAGGTTAACACTAGCCTAGATGGTGCCTTGAGTGCTGACTACAGTGACCTTGCTAAGCACTACATGCAACTAGCAGACAACTTAGAGTATCAGGGTAAAACCTCTGGTGCTTCTGTGGGTGTCCTAGCTGGCGGTATCACTAAGAGTGGTGTCAATGCTGTACGGGCTAACACTAATCGTATCGAAGGCTCATTCCGTCGGGACCGATTTAAGAACCCTCCTAGCTACGAAACTCCTGAGTACGAATAAGGATTAGGTTATGTCTTTCCGTTCATACGACCTACTTAATCTAGTCCGTGACTTCGGAGAGGCATTAACCCTCACTAAAGTTACCACTGGGGGAACTTATAACCCAGCTACAGGTCAAGTAGATAATGCAGCCACTACCGACTACAACTTTACTGGTTACTTCTACAACTACGAAACCCTTAACGTAGACCAGATTAAGAAGGGTACTCGCAAGTGTATTATCCCTGCCTTAGGGTTTCCTGTAGAGCCTGACGAGAAAGATGTTATCGTAGGTAATGGCGACAAAGTAGTTATTGTGTCTGTCACTACAATCTTTTCTGATGGTGCTGCTGTTTGTTACCTCTGCCATGTAGAGGAATAATACATATGACTAAAACAATTACGCAAATAACTATAAGCCCCAGCTTCCAGAAGAAGATGGACAAGCTAGACGAGTTGATAGGGGACCAGATTGACGAGAAAATGCTCAGTCTTGGTACCTACGCTGTAGAAATATCCCCTGTTTATTCTGGTGCATTTGCTGAATCTTGGTCTATCAGACCTATGGGTTCAGGTGATGGGCGGTCTCGCAAGTCAAGGGGCCAGAAGGTTCCTGACGTTCAGTCTAAGAAGGAAGAGGCTAAAGGTCTTATCGCTCAGGATGTTGCTAAATACTCTGAACAGATACTCAAGGATGGTGGGGCAGTAATAACGAATAGGTCACCTCACGCTAGAGAAGTTGACGCAAAGTACGCTACTGTCGCAAGAGTTAAGGATAGGTTCAGGTAATGGCAAGTATCTATGATGACATTCGGGCTGCACTTGAGACTAACCTAAGCTCTGTCTCTGGTTTGCCTTCTGTTGGTTGGGAGAACGTACAGTTTAGCCCTACTACTGGCACCCCCTACGTTAAACCCCGTCTTATACCAACTCGTCGTGAACCTGCTGTACGAGGCACTAACCCTCAGATGTTCTATCAGGGTATCTACCGTGTTGAGTGTTATGTTCCCGAAGACCAAGGCTCCTCTGCTGGGGATGAACTAGC